AGGGAACCCCCCTGGACCATTCTTTCATAGGATCTATCTCACCGTCAAAGGATCTATAGAATTTATTCTATACATGCCTCCCTCACGGTGTTTTACATGCCTCACTGATTGCTACCTCTTTTGATACCCCCCTATTTTTGTTTTCTTATTTTATCCATTTTTAGTTAGTTATTTATTTAGTTATTTATTTTTAGTTTATTTTTAGTTATTTTTAGTTATTTGTAGTTTTCATTTTTAGTTAGTATTCCGACTTGATTATTTGTTCATGAATCATTTTGGAATTAAACAGACATCTCATATGAACACGTTTCCATCAGTAGTATTTACGTTAATTTTACTACGGTTGATAGCCTTCATCCTACCCTCACCCGGTAGAGATTCTCTATTACTACGTTAACAAAATTATCCACTGATTAATTTCAGATATTTTGTTAACATGTTTAGACAACTCACCATGAATCTATCTACTTTTGAACCCACCCAAAAACTTTCTAAGTTGTATGGATCTCAATACTCTACGAAGAAGAACTATGCTCCCAGCACAGTTCCGAATCAAGGAGTTACGGCTACCACGAGCCTATTTAATCGTAGAAAAGCTGCCACTCAGGCAGCTCATGCCCAGAAAGAGGCCCTCCGCGAGGACCTCAAGAAGGAGTATATTGTCGCCCAGGCTAAAGCTGATCGAGCTAGACTCTCAGCTGAAAAACCTGCCCGACAATATAGGCGTGACCAATACGCTGCGCGTATTGAAGAACGTGATAAGAAATTTCACGTTTTTGTGCATCGTCCTGTTAACCTTTCACCGGTTTTGGACATGCAGATGCAGCGCTATTCTCATTTCACCAATGAGCAGCGCGTGCGCGAGTACTCTCGTCGACATAAGTGTCCTCATGGTTTTTGTTTTACATCATACAAAATCCATGAGTCGATCTCTGTCGACCAGAAGAAGACTCCCATTTTTATGCAGCCGACCTGTTCGTGCCCACTGGAAAATGTCACGTCGAAAGACGTTGATCATCCATGTGGCCACTGTACGGCTAGGCAGACAAAATGTGTGTCTGACACTACATTTCCTGGAGAAGTAGTGTGCTGTCTTTTGTGCAAGACAAAGCAATACCAAACAATTGGTTGGAGTTACATCCGGCCTTTGCATCTCGCTGTTGCTAAGCCTATGACTATGCAACTTCCCTCAACTAAGACTTGGGAGAAGTTGCCTACGATTAGTGCTGAAAAACAGTTAGGCGTATCGAGCCTCACAGAACCATTTATGGTTATGTGGGACAAGATTGTTGGTTTCTTTGCTAGTACGAGAGATTGGATCGTCGACCAGGTTGTCGACGCTGTCGCCAAGAAATTGGTGCAGGACGCCTGGGGCGTTCTTGTGTCATTCTTGGAGAGAATGAGAGAGGTCGTTCTGGTACGACCTGCTGCCACCTTGATGAATGTGTGGACACTCTTGACCACTGAAAGTTCAATGGCAAGGTACCTCTGTTTAGCTGCGCTATTAGAGGATACTATGCTTGAGAACATTTGGACAAGAATGTTGTGTGCTCTCGGCCTCAAACGTCCGAGTCATCGGATAGAGGAGAGAGTGCAACGTGAGCGAGTCGAGGACTCGATCAAGGAAGCGCAACGCGTTCGAGACGCGTGTGTGGAAGTTGATGACTATACCACCCTTACTACCAATGCTAAGTTCTGGAACTTAGTACCTGGTCAGAATAAGTTTTCTGCTGGACAGAAAACTGGAGGTGATTTAGTTATTGATGAGAATGGTTTTCCCGTTGATCGGGAAAACGTTCGTGCGGAAAAGCAATTTGGAGTTGCTTTGTTCGATGCGTTTTTCGGATTTGTCAGGACATTTTCGAAGTCGAAGTACGTGTTTGAGTTCGTGAAGGATTTTAATGTGCTTATGAGTGGCTGGAAGAATTTGCATGAATTAGTGAACAACCTAATTTCAGTGCTACCCAGCTGGCTCACGAAGCTATTTATCATCACGGACCCGAAGAAGCGTTACGGAGTCGAATCGCGTAGTCCTGGTAATCCCATATATGATATGGTACAGGCCTATTCTGCGATGTTGACAGGCGAAGGATGCGCTTCACCTTCGGCGTTTGAGGAGTTCAAACGCACTTGGCAAGTTGCGGAGATATACATGACGGAAGAATACCCAGCCGATGGGTTTGTCATGCGTCTCCACAAGCTGTTCTTTTCGAACGCGCTTGCCATTATGCAGCCGGGAACACACGGCGCAAAACCTATTCCATATGTTGTGACATTCTTTGGAGTAGCTGGTACCGGCAAGTCTTCGACTTGGCCGTTGATAATGTCAGGAGTCATTAAAGCTGACACTGTGGAAGAGATTAGAGAAATGTCGTATACTCGCAACCCTGTTGCGGATCACTACGACGGCTATAATCCTCAGAAACATAAAGTGTTTGTGCTTGATGACTTTGGCTCGCAAATTGACGACGAATCAGCTGGAGAGCTGATGTCAATTGTGTCGAGTGCGGATTTCTTGCCTCCCTATGCATCTGTCGACAATCCATCTGTCGGCATTAAAGGTACGTCTTTTGCTTCACCAATCGTTATTCTTTGTTCGAACTTTAGGACATTTTCGCACTGCAAACAGATTGCAGACAAAGTGGCCCTTCAGCGTAGACTTGGAGTAGTGGTAGAGTGGAATGATCGTTTTACAACAGACGATCAGACGTATGCCTTGTATAGGACTCAGCCAGACGGACAGCAGTTGCCCCTCACTAAACCTGGAGGTGGGCACTACTACACGATGACTGAGATGCAGAATTTCTTTCGAGATGATTTTGTTAAGCATATGAAAGATCAAATGCTTGTAAATGACGCGTTTAACAAACGTCTTTGCAAGCAACCGCTTGACAATTTTATGGATTTGTACACGGAAGTGCGCAACCATGGCCTGAAGAGAAAGGCCACGGCTGAGAAGCAGCTTGGCGGAGCCCGTATCGTGGAAGGTGCCTTTAAAGGTATCGCCGCGTTGGGCGTCGTAGCTGCAACTTATGCGCTCGCCGATTACATTGACGAGAAAGGAAAACTGCTCTGGCAAGGAGCGATTGCGTTAGCAGGTGCTGCGGCACTGTGCTTTGCAATGTGGAAGTTGCTGTTTAGCTCTGGAGAACAGCAGTCGGGTGAAAACTCGACAGCAAAGTCTGGAGGTAGGGCGCCGTTTGCTCGGGCGTCTAAACAGAATGGAACAGAGCAAGATGATGCCAATTTGGTTCGGATAACCCGTAATCATGTCGTTCTCGTAGACCAAAGAGGACGATATGTTAACGGGCTTTTCGTGAAAGGTAGGATCGCATTGACAGTGAAACACTTTCTTAAAGGCGCAGACCGGCTAATCATCCACTCTCATCGTTCATCCGATACGAGTGTGTATGACGTGCTGGTCAGTGATTGTAAGATTGTTGACATTGATGATGTTGATCTAGCTTTGATCGAATTTCCATCTAACATTTCCCCATTTGCTGATATCCTAAACAGATTAGCGGAGCGGCCGTTTGCAAAGACAGGCCCCGCGTTTGTTACGAGGAGAACCCCTGGTTACGATCTACTGGTTAGAGAAGTGACTGCTAAGCGTGGACGAGTGTATCTAGATTTTGAGGATAGTAGTGGAAACACTTATACTCAGATGTGTGAGCTCGAATACGCCTATAAAGGGACGAAAGGCGATTGTGGAAATGTTTTGATGGCCGAACAAGATGGCTGTTTGAAAGTGATAGGGATGCACGAAAGTGCTTCGCTTGATAATCCCAACCAGAGCTTCGCCGCCATGGTCAATCGTGCAGAGATTGAAGTGGCGTTGAAGAAGTTTAGTTGGGAAAGTCAAGTTTCGCCTTCTGGAGAGTTCAAGCATGAGAAAGCTGAACATCAAGAAGGTACCCTAGGAATGAACAAATGTTCTTATGTGATGACATGTGGTGTCAACGTGCATGCGTCAGGTAACACTGACCTGCGCCCGTCGACAATACATGACAGAATTCATGCTCATACGACCGAGCCTGCGATCCTCCGGAAGGAACGCGGGCTTGATCCTATGATGCAGGATTTGGCTAAGTATGGCACGAATACGGACCAGTTTCCCGACTGGGCTGCTAAGACTGCTGTGCAAAGCATCACTGAAGAACTAATGGCTTTGAAAGAGGACTTTGATTTGGATCGTGAACTGACGATTGACGAGTGTATTAATGGAATCCCAGCAATGGTTGAGTCTATAGACACTTCGACGTCGTCAGGTTACCCTTGGACGCTGACTGCTACATTACGCGGACCGAAGCGAAAGCTTCTGTCTGGCGAACCCGGACATTGGAGTTTGATCCCAGCAATGAGATCACACTACGACGAATGGCAAGCCATGCTTGACTCTGACATTATTCCAAATGATCCATTTATGGTGACTTTGAAAGACGAAAGACGAAAGCTCGCGAAAGTGAAAGCAGGAAGCACACGTGTGTTTTGTGCTGGTTCATTCACCGGTTTTCTCCATAACAAGAGATTGTTTGGAGCGTTTGGGCTGTTCTTTAAACGCGTGCGAGGCAAGTGCTTTAGTGTGCTAGGCCTCAATCGTGCTTCTTTAGAGTGGCATCAGATGATCGGTTGGATGCGTGAAGTCGGAAGATTCGGACTTGACGGTGACCAGAAACATTGGGATGGTCGTTTTAAGGTTGGGCTAGCATTTGCGCTTCTGGAGTTGTTTGCTGCGTTCTACGGGGACACCCGTGAGACTCGCGCATACAAAGAACGCTATATGCTGTTTGCCCATGCTCTTTTCCCTAACCTACGATTTACCTGGCAATTCTCCGGGACACCGGAGGAGGGTAAGAAGTGGTTTAGTGAAACGAGGAGCTATATCATGCAGGCTCCCGGCGCCATGCCATCTGGGTGGTATTTGACTTTTGTGCTTAACTCTTTAGTCAATGCTACCATGATGCGTGTCGCCTGGATCCTACTTGTTAGTGCTCCTTTTAACGACCTTCGCTATTTTCGCGAAAATGTGAGAGATAAGTTTGCTGGCGATGACAGCTTTCTTGCTGTATCGGATAATTTCCTCGACGAGTTTAATAACATAACTATTGCCGAGATGTTTGCCCTTTACGGCCAGACGTATACTCCTGCGACGAAAGGAGATACGTTGCTGCCTTATCAAAAGCTTACTGATTGCTCATTCCTCAAAACGACGACGGGCGTGCGGTGGGACCGCTACGTTCCGTTGTTTGATAGAGACGCGAATCTAGAAACAATGAATTGGATTAGGAAATGTGACGACGAAAGGACTGCTACTGAAAACAACTGCAAC